GCTGCGTTTTGAACAGCATTTTGATACATGGACTGCTCATAATTCTGTTTGTTTTCTTGAGATATTTGATTCGCCTGTTGCAAGTCACCAAGGTTTTGATTGATCCAGTCAGATGTAGATTGTTGTAGTCCCTGACTTCCTGCAAGCACATTTTGCTGGTATTGTTGCATCGCTTGAAGATTAGCTGCCTTAGCCGCCATTTCAGCTTGAATCACAGACGCTGGATCTAGCCCACCAACTGGAGCTGGAGTTTGTGCAAGATAACCCTGCTGAATAGAAAGATTGCGAAGTCTCGCTTGCCTTCCTGCTTCAGTTCCAATGTCAAACATTGCAGAACGTCCTATTGTTGCCTGCCCAAGTCCAGTTCCATATCCAGATGAAATCCCCTGTTTGGCGGCCCAAGCATCCATTCCTTTTTGAGTTGCTGCAATATCAGTAAGCTCTGCAACTCGACTTCCCATCTCATGTCGCATCCTAGCAGCACTTGGATCAAGAAGCCCCTCAAACTCACGTGAACGAATTTTATTTTCTATTCCAAGTTCAGCGGCCTCTTTTGACATTTGAGCGGAATCAAATGTTTGAGTCTTTGGAGGTAATTGAGCTTGCAATTTAAGCAATTCAGCTTGATTTTGCAAATATTGCCCCCCAGCAGCTTGTTTTGCCGCAAGGATAGAAAACATTGCAGTATCATCAGGCTTGCTGATGTATTGGCTTGCTTGAGTTGAACTTGATCCACCCATATTATTTATCTTCCAAAGGTTCCTGCTGGTGTATAATAGTATCCGCCTTGTTTTCCAAGCCCAGCAAAACCACTTAATCCAGTTGGTGATTGATATGAAAGTTGGCTTGTTGGAACATTATATGCAGAAGACGCCTGTCCTGCTCCACCATAGAATCCAGCTTTATTTAAGCCTCCGCTGCCAGCACCTCCAGCCATTGAACCGTATGCTCCAATTGCTCCAGATGCAACGTTTCCAGCGGCTCCAATATATGCAGCTTTCATTGCGTTCTGAGATGCTGCATTTTGTTGCTGTCCAGCAAGAAGCATTTGATTGTATGCTTGCTGTGATTGTTGTGCAGTATTTTGTAGCCCAGCAAGATTCGCATATTGTTGAGCGGCTGAAGCTGCACCCATTTGATTGAATCCAGCAACACTTCCAAACATTCCTTGTTTTCGCGCCTCATCAGCAGCAATATTTTGAGCTTGAGCTGCTTGAAGTGCTGCAATAGAAGACTCTGGTGATACCCCACCAACTGGTTCTTGAGTTCTAGCGAGATATTCTTGTTGTTGAAGGGCGAGGCTATCCTCGTATGCTTTTTTAGCTTGCAATGCTCGATCATACATTGCAGAACGGCCAATAGTAGAATCACCAAGCCCTGTTTCGTATTGAGATGGCAATCCTTGAGTCCGCATATATTCTCGCATATATGCTTTACTTCTTTCTGGACTTGTCAACTGCTCCATTTCTTTAGATTGAGCAAGTCGCATAGCAGCAGCTTCTGGACTCGTAAGACGATCCAATTCTCTCTGAGTTAAAATGTTTTGCATTCCAAGTTCTGCTGCCCTACGAGAAACAGCAGAAGGATCGTATTCTTGCCTTTGCTGTGCCATGCCAGCATATTGATTTAGCATCTCAGCTTGATTCTGCATCTGCTGCGCTTGAGCTTGTTGCATCATCATAGCAATAGCTACATCACGAGACGGATCTCGTTTTGAAATATATTTACTTGGATCTACTGTTTTGGCTCCACCCATTTTAAGTTAATGAATCGTAACTATAAATTTCCCTGTCCATCTTAGTCAATCCCAATTTAATCATAACATCATTTGTAAATTTAGGACGATCATCAATTAACGGGACACCAATATATCCAAGACCGCCAGAAAGTTGGGCGTGCGATCTCCAGTCACTCATAACTTGGATTACATCTTGCGGCCTAGTAAATTTTGGGTGAAAAGCTGGATAAACAACAGGAAGGAAAACATGGTCAGAATAGCCAAACAACTCGCCATTCCGATAATGAGCGTAAACATTGATGTTCGGATGATTGTTAATCTTGTGGTCAAACGACTCAGCAAAGTCTTGTAGGTTTCCAAATTCAAATGAGTCTTTAGGGACAAGTCGATAGTCTATCCGTGTCTTCATATTTATTAATTAAATCCAACTTTTGCATTGTTGCCTGCAATCTCGTTAGGAATATAACCTTTAAATCGGTTTGCCTGTTGTGCAATGATTTTTTTGCGATCAGCATAATTTCCACAAGCAGCGCAAGGCAGACATCCTTTCTCTGGATTGAATAGAGGAATGGAGGAATACAATGGAACAACGGCATCATTTTTGAAAGGAGTGATGTATTTAAACGGGAAGCTAGTTACTTCTCTAGTTGCTGTAGTAATTGATGGCATATTAGCAAGGGTTTTGAGCCAGATATTGTTTCGCCGCGCTACTTGCTGCATTTTCAGCAAGAATGCCAGCTTGGGTTTTTGCATCAATTTGAGATATGCTAGAAAGGAAGCTCGCTGATGCTGTTGCTGAAATAGATTTACTTGGATTAGCAGTGCATGGAAGACTAACTGTTCTATACTCTTTAGCCCACCAAGATTTTTGAGATGTGTCAGCTTGCTCGTATGGACTTGGCAGAAGATCAACGGTGAGACTGGTTCCATCCTGAGAAATAACACACGATTTGACTTCTGGAGAATTAGGAACACCCGTGCTGCGCTCGCTCCAAGGATCAAGGAATACCCTCAATGACTCAACGCCAAATTCACCGCACCACTCGATAAGCATGGAGAATGCCTTATCAATGTCGTTGGTCAGTTTTGATTCACAGGTAATATACGATGCCCTTCTAGTGGTGCTTTCTGTTATCAGTCTGCGATATTGTGTATTCAGAAATCCAAGACTCTCTATCTCGTCAGAAAAGTCTGTATTGACCCACTGATAATCGTCAGTAACTGCCAATATTTTTGTTTCAAGAATACTTTGATATGTCCCCTTCGATCCTCGATACGAAGCCTTGACATCCACAGTTCCACCAATTTCACAAGCCTCAATTTCACCATACTGGAATTGCTTGAAATCAAGGCCATCTCCTAAAAGCCCAGTTTCCATCTGGCAGTAAATTCGATTGACTTTTTCAATGATTCCCCCATCTGGATCTATATCAAAATAGGTATCAGCCCTGCGCTCAGTGAATGCCTCCCAAAGATGATTGTATGAGCCATCATTTGTTGCTGAGTAATCAACGGAAAAATGGAAGCAACGAGGCGCACCATCAATCACTCCAGAAATCCATTCTACGGGACGAGTGCCAGTCCATACGCCACACCATGCAGGAATCTTCTGTGTCCCCCACTCTGCTGCTGGAGCATAGTCAAGAACCATTGTAGCGGAGTTGCAAGGCTCAAGATATGGCACAGAATAGAGAAGGTAATTCTCAAATGTCATCGCGCAAATCTTCGACGTATCACCAGCCATGTATGCCTTTACGCGAGCCATCTCAACGTCACGATAAAGTGACTCCGATGTAACATAGACTGACGCCGCAATGTCAGCAGAGATTAGCCCACCTTGAGAATACCACCAGATTTGTCCAGCTTGAAACGAAATAGATTTGCCAGCAACGCATCCGATAGTTGGATACAATGTGGTTTGAAAGTTAGCTGTGCTTGCCCACTGCGTTCTGTCGTAGATTCCACTTGCCAGTGAGTATGTCGCACGATCAGTGAATACAACCAGCTTTGTGTCGTTATCCTGACCAATGTAATTCGTCATTCCAGTAACAACGCGAGCAAACGCAAAGTCACCACGGCCAGTTCCAGTCAGCCTTTCAGTAAATGATGTCGGGTCGCCAAGGTCAGATGCCAGCACGATATTCTTCGCAGAAACCCAAAGACGATTACCGCTAAATGCCATCCAGTATCCAGTAGGAATAGAGGTTGTCTGAATACCAGTTTGGTTTGATCCATCCCAGTATGCAGGAGCAGAAATGCCATCTTGAATTACAATGATTCGATGCGATGGAGTAACAGTTACATCGCCACCAGTTGAAACCTGTGCGGTCTGGGTTGCTAGAGTAAAAACAAACTGATCTACGCTTGCATCAAGCTGTATGTTTTTAAGTCGAAAATCCTCCCAGCTTTTAGGTTGAGTTAATGGAAACGGAGAGTAGTAAACGCTGCCATTTACAGCAAAGACCACATAAGGAATTTCATCAGCAACAACACTAGTTCCATCTGGATTGAAAATCTGTGCTGGAACAACTTTTGTTATTCCATTTTGGACTATCGACTCGGATGCGTTAGATTGCTTGTTTGAAGAAAACAAAATACCGCCTTGAAAGTTGCCGGGAGGCAGAGAAAGCCTCATAGAATATCCCGGCCTAGTCTGCACTACTCCACCACGAACAGAGCAATTTACGGCCCATTTGATTTGATTATCAGGCAATGCCCAAGGATTGCGAACTGAGTTCACGCCTAGAAGCCAGCCAGACGAAGCCTTGACTTCTCTTCCTGAAGTAATCTGTGCGCTTTTCAT